AGACAACCAAATTCTCATTACTCCATTACCGTCCGATAGGTGGATTCGTTGCAGGCGGTTCCCGTGGCGATCTTTTGGCAAAGTCGCACGTTACGATGAGACGAAACCTAATCCACCTTAAAATAGGTAACGATATACTTGGCTCATCAAACGACTTAAGAAAATCGCGATTTTCGCGACATTTCTCTTGATTTTTTGTTCGCATATGCGATAATTCCTCCATCGGACGACCGGATAGCAGGTCGCAAAAGATGAGGTCTACATGACGCATCACAACCACCAGATTCACGAGCGATTCAGGGGAAGCCGAAAAGCAGCATCGGCCAAAAAACTGGCTGCAAAGCATGGATGGACACACCAGATCGTCAAAAACGCGAATGGCTGCTCCGGGATGTATGCCCGCACTGATGCCATAATCACAAGGCCGATGACCGAAATTGAGGCTGCGGATCACATGAGGCAGATCCGGCTTCGTCGTCTCGCATCCTCCCTGATGCGAGATGCGAATCTCGCGATAACCGAGAAGGAAATAAACCGCCTTATTTCTCGTGCGGAATTTGCCAAACTCGACGACGTGCGTGGTGCGCTGCGGAACAGGAAAAAGGAAATCGTGGCCCTTGGATCGGAGTTTTCGCGATTGGGCGTGTTCCACCGGCTCTATAACTCCGGCCTGTCCTCGTTGGCTCGCCGGCAGATTGATCTCGCGATAAAGCATGGTGTAACTACCTTTGCTGGTCTTCGTGATTTCGCTGGGGTACATGCTGCTGATCGGACCTGCCGTGGAACTGCGTGCCAAGAACTGATCGACCGCATGAAATGAGGTTATCCAATGGAACCCAACAGCCTCATCGCTGCCGTCCGTTACTTCGCGGATTTGAAAATCTGCAACGATTACATGCGCAAGCTGAAATGGCCCGACGGTCATATCGTATGCCCGAAGTGTGCGGGTGAACGCATCGGCGAAATCGGTAGCCGATCCATGCTCCAATGCAAAGACTGCCGCAAACAGTTTTCGTACAAAGTCGGCACGATCTTCGAGGATTCGCCGCTCGGACTCGACAAGTGGTTTCCCGCCGTCTGGTCGATTGCCAACGCCAAGAATGGCATCAGCAGCCATGAGCTTGGCCGTTCTCTTGATGTAACGCAAAAGACGGCCTGGTTCATGTTGCATCGCATTCGCGAAGCAATGCGCGCCGGAAGTTTCCGCAAACTGACCGGCACAATCGAATCGGACGAAACGTTCATCGGGGGCGAAGCCAAGAACATGCACGCGAAAATCCGAGAGAAGAAAATCCGTGGTCGTGGCTCGGTCGGCAAGCGTATCGTTCATGGACTGTTGGAGCGCGGTGGTGAAGTACGGGCCAACGTCATTCCCACAACCGAAGCGACTGAAATTAATCCGATTGTACTGCGAAATGTCGAGCAAGGATCGAATCTCTATACCGATGCCGCCTTGTCCTACGAAATGCTTGCTGATCGGTACGTCCATGAGGCAGTGAACCACGCCGAAGAATACGTGCGCGGTCTGATTCACACCAACGGCATGGAGAATTTCTGGTCGCTGTTCAAGCGGATGCTCAAGGGTACTTACGTCCAGTGCGCGTCTTTCCATCTCCAGCGATACGTTGACGAAGAAGCGTTTCGGTTCAACGCGCGAAAGACGGATGATGCACACCGCTTCGCCAGCGTCATGCAGACGACGGTTGGACGGCGCATCACCTACCGCGAACTCTGCGGAATCGACGGCTGCGGATTCATGGGGCTGCAATGAGCTACGGTACACGCAAGGCAATCGCTGGGACCATGCGCGGGGGCGAGAACGCGCACTTGGCGTGCGTGGAAACAATCCGCCGCTTCGACGCCTGCGCGACTGGGGCGGATATTCGCGCCGTCCTCGCGTGGGATGGCTTCGGGGGAAAATATTTCCTTCGCAGCAAGGCAGATTCGGAAGCCATGCGGGAAGCGTTTGAACGGGCAAGGAAGCGAGTGAATCCATGAGCGAAGAAAGGCCAGCACGGAAGCCGCGCGGGTTCAAAAAGTTCGATGCGCTCATGCGCGGACTGATCCGCGTTGACCCTCGCGAGGTCAAGCCCGCTCCAAAATCGAAGCGGCGCAAGCCGAAGTGATTTTCATTTTTTAAACGCATGATGAGTCAAGTAAGTCGTTACCTTAAAATACCACTCCCCGGCTTTCGTTATTCGATTGCGGTTGCTCATCCCGAGAACGTCCAGCATGATGCGCGGGCAATATGCGAGCTTTTGACCGCGCTGATCGACGCCGAAGTCGCCAAAATCTGCGCATATATTCTTGAGAGGGACGAGCATTTATCGGGTGTCTACACCTATGGCCCAACATTGCTCAGGGTAATTGCCGAGGCAATCCGGACTGGCCGATACGCCGACACTCCCACACAAACTCCCTCCGATCAATCTCCCCCGCAATCCAACGGTGCCAAGCAGACCGGATGAGCGGCTTGTTCCCAACGCGGCGCGGATCAAACCCAGCCTCCGCGATCCCGTGCATGACGATGCTGGCGGCTTGCTCGTTGACGGGAATTTCGGCGAAGCGGTTGACAAACCGGGTGAGTTCCGTATAATCTCCGTAAATGAAACGATGCGAATTTCAAATCGAGCCAGAGCAACTTGCCAAACTCCAAAAACTCGTCACGCCTCGTCTGCCACTGGCGGAACTCATCCGCCGGGCGATTGACGAATACTTGGAGCGGCAAGAGAAAAAGGAGAAGCGATGAAGCGGAAACGAGCAAACCATCAGCGCATCACAATGCACGATGCAATGCGAGAAATTCGCTTGGCCAATCAGCGCATCACGGACCTCGCCGGCCAAGTCAAGTTCCTCCTCGATGCTCAGTCAAAGGCGACTGGACTGAGGAGCGACCAAATTGAAAAGCTGGAGCGATCCACGCGGGAGATATTCCGCGAGGCGGAACGGCTCCTGGACGAATTGTCCGGCGCGTCCGGACTGCTGTTCCTGGTGTCTGGGCCAGCGGAGTTTTCCCCAGAAAAACTCGCGGAGTTTTATCCCGCTGGCAAGTTGATCCCATTCGTATTTCCAATAATGACCCGCAAGGGGATGATCGGAATCGGCATGGCTAACTGCCTGCCCATCCTCGACGGACTGCGCGAACACGCTGCGAAACCGAACGAATATCAGATGCGCCAAATCATGGAAGCCGAGGCTTGTTGCCTCATCTGCGAAATCGAACGCAACCTTGGCAGAGACGTTTTTATGCTTGGTGATCGAACGCAACCTTGGCAGAGCCGTTTTTAGGCTTAATGACGGCCCTTCTACGGTTGCGCCTTCGGCGCAATCCTAAATGCCCAATGGCACCGATCAGCAGGACCGCACGAACGTAAGCCAATATCTGGAAGTTGCCCGATTGTCATCCATCCTGCCGCAGAACATTCAGGGCAACCAATCGTAAATGGCCCAGTTCGGCAATGGCGCTCCACTGTGGGGTCCATGACGTTCAGTTCTTGCAGTTCCAACCCAGCCGCAATCGCCATCCTCTCATGCGCATCCCGCTGCACGGTAGTCCAAAGCGAATAACCGGGGCTTGAATACTGCCCAGCGCGCCTTATCACCTGCCCTTCGCTACCCGCCGCCCCGAATTGCTGCTGCGGCGAATCCTGGCGCGCCTCTGGCACGGGGGCTATCAGTTCATCCCGGAACGCCGCGAGCCTTGCCTGGGCGTCAGCCAAGCCGGTCCCCGGCAACTCTGGCGTGGTTACGCGCCCAGCAATGGTTTCATAATCAGCATCGGTCAGCTTGTCGATTCCACCGGCGCCCAATGCGGCCAAAAGTATAAACTCGTTGTCTATTTCATCCCACTGCCGCTGATGCCAATCGTCTAGGGAAATATCGCCGTTGACGTAGTCCACGGCGTTATGCCGCATGTCAGAATCACAGCCGATCAGCAAACTCAAGGCCACGGCGCGTTGCTCGTTCGGGCTGAGTTTGACGCCATGGTCGGAGAGATAGAGACCCTGGCCGGTACGGTCATCGAAAACATACTGCCAACCCGAACCGATTAGCAGTCCGTCAAACGCCCGGCTGGTATGGGCATCCCAAAGCGCGAACAGCGCATCATCGTCATCCCGCCTGCGGGGAGCGGGGGTGGAATCAGCATCAAGCTCAGGTTCCGTCGCTTCCATCGGTATCGGCCGTCCTTTGCCACTCTTTTTCTTTCGCAGCTTTGCGGACGCTCTTGCGAATCAGCCCCGCCTTAGGTGGTTTACCACACTCGGGCTTTATTTCCCACGTCTCCTCGTCCAACCCCACATTTTTGTTTTTCCGCTTCTTTGCCATGGTTCACTCCGACGCCCTCGATCCCCGGCCCACGGCGTCACCGCTCGGAAGATTGGATAACCGCAGGCAGGGGATCAATTGCGCTGGTTCGGGGATGCTGCCGAGCATGAGTGTGATTATCGCGCACCGACTCGGAAAAGTCAATGCTGCCCGTTCCCTTTCGCCCGCGCCGCCATTGCCGCTTTCGCCCGGCCCTTCAGCCGTGCCGCTATCTCTGACGCTGGCTTGGGCAGCGCTTTGTCCGTCTCGGCCATCCGCCCAGCGGCCGGCGGTGACTGCCCCAGGTCAATCGCCGGTTCCGGCTGACTAAACATAAACTGCGCATCTCGCATCTTGTCATTGATGGGAAAATCTCCACGATCAAGCAATCCGGTAATGTTCAGCACGCTTGTCAGCCACGGTCCAATGATCGGATTAGCCGCCAATACTTTCAGCAAGTCTAATATCCCCTGAATCGTGTTATCCTCAATCGGGTTTGGATCGGCGTATACCGCACCTCTTGCCTCCGGTCCGAACCGTTGTTCAAGCAGCGGGTTGATCGTCTGCTCATTCACCGCGTCCGCGATTGCGACGTCCAATAGTTCCGCGTTGATTGTGGCGATGCTGCGGTGTTCCTTGCTATCCGCCCGGCTGCCGTGCTCTGCCTCTAGTGCGGCACGTTCAGGAACCAGCCAGCCGCGGCAAAACAGCGCGTCGTAATACTTCAGGACCGTCAGGATGCCCGGCGTATGATCGCCCGGCCCTGGATTGACATACCAGATCGCCCAATCCGAAAACTTCGCCATTTCTAGCGCGGTTTTCAGGTCCGGGAAGCTGGCGAACTTGTTCTTCAGGGCGATCCCGTCCCCCCGAACTGCATGCTCAAGGATGCTCTTGGCAATGTACTCGTTCGGGTACGGTGCGCCGTTGACCAGACTTGTCCCGTCCGGGTGGCTGACGATAGGAATGATCGTCGCCTGCTTCATCATGTACTGAGCTAAGCGTCGGCGGACGCATGCGCTCTGGTCATACTCGATCCGCACATCCTCATTGCGTCCGATCCCGTAGGGTTGGCCGGCGATTGCGTTCCAGCGGAAAACAAAAGCGTTCGGTCCGGTTAGCTGGGTCGCTTCTTTTTCGTCGGGCGGCTTGTTCTCGACGCCGGCAACACTCCCGTTCTCATCAAACAGGAGCGTCGAGATGTCCCAGAGCAGCGGCTTGAACCGTGTAGGCTGTAACCAACCCTTCTTTTTCTCCCAGACCTGTTCCTGCGGCGCCCACCCAAAGCGATTTGCCAACAAACTGTTTCGCACCACTTCGCTTCGCAGTGGGTCAACCACGTCATGTACGAAATGCACCCAATCATCGGGTACGGCGGACGCCATTTGCCTGCCATATTCTTTATTGGTCCGCTTGTATCGCCGCCCTTCGCCGCGTTTGAAATAGTTCCATTGATTGCTCTGTACCGGCGGGTAGACCACGCCGTTCTCGATCAACGCTATCGTCGGATGCCGACTGATCTCCCGATACTTGTCGTAGGTTCCCGGCCCTGGAGCGGGAAAGCCGTGGTCTGACGACTGGACAGCGGAATATCCGGACAGTCCCATCCCCCGTGCAAATGCTTCGGCAGCTTTATCTACGGCAACGGCAGTCGCGCCATCCTTGGTCTGCAATCCCGTCTGCTCGCCAAGGTCGGCGGATTGTTTCCGGCTGTGTTTTACGGCGCGCTTTGCCATTAATTAGGTCCAGGGATTACTGCCCCCGCTTTGCCACGGGTCAATGCTGCTTTCGGCGAAGGTTGCAATAGTTCCGGTGGTCGCCGGAACGGCATAACCATCAAGGTTGTCCAATTTGGCCATGACGTACCGCGTTTCGTCCAACCCGTGATTGTCCTTATCTACCGGCACTTCTTTCACCGCCTTCCCATCTTGTCCCTTCGGCCATGAGTACGAATCGAACTCCTCTCGCGTGTTCGTCGGCAACCGACTTGTTAACAGCACGTCGTCAACCTCTTCGCGTGCATCCTCCACGATGAACAATCTCGGCTTGCCGTCTCCGGCGTTTTGTAGCCTGCGCTCTACGCATTGGATGCCGGGCGAAATGTCGTTGAACCCCTCGATAACCGGTAATCCAGCCATCCGAAATTGCTTGATGTTCGCCGGCTCGGCCGGATCACAAACAATCACTTCTGGCTTATACCGATCAAACCATTCCTTCGCCTTGGCAATCCACCAATCGAGCGTGCGCTTCGATTGGTATACCTCTCGGTCAAGATACGCCCGCCCATCTCCGTCTACCGCCCAAGCGCCTAGAACGCCTGGGTTGGTATATCCCCAATCAACTCCAAAGACGTACCGCTTGACGCCAACCGATTCAAATGCCTTGCGGGAAATAATATGGCGCGCCGCGTCGAACGATTCGTAAACCAAACCTTCGGCCTGCGACCATTTCCCCTCAAGCAATCGCAACCGCCGGCTGCCCGTAAGAGTGTTCAGGATCGCCATCGTCTTGACGCCCTGAGCGGTCAACTTCCCATCATCATCGTACAGTGTCGGGTTGTCGGCATGCCGCGATTCAAGGAGCCTGAGCGGACCTATTGCGGCGCGCTGTTTAATCCAGTGTTGGGGCGGACCTGGATTGCAGTCCCCAAACACCCGCGTATAGGGCATGACCGCGCCGCGCCCGGTTGTGCGTGTCAAAATCGTTTCATAATCACCAAGCGCTAGTTCTTCAGCTTGGTTGATATAGACAAAATCCCGCTCACTCGATAACGCCTTACCAGGATTGTCCATGCCGGCGAGCCAAAACCTTGAGCCGTTCGGATAATCAAACCACTGCGGCAACTCCCCACCGAAAGCCTTGACCGGAGTGTTCTCACCAAGGATGCGCCGATACGTCTGAATCGCCGTGCTTACCAGCGTCGAGTAGACCTTGCGGCACATGACGCCTTGCGCGCCCGCATACTTCCAAAGCAATGCGTCGGCATAGTTGAGACAACCCCACGTTTTGCCAGTTTCGGCAGGCCCGGAGACAATCGTTTCAAAGTCCCGCGTCTTCCAAAGCGTCTTGAGCGCGCCGCGTGGACAGAAGCCGCCCTTCTCGCCCGGCTTTAGTTCCGCAATGTAGTACCGGCTCTGTGCTATCGCGCTCACACATCATCCATCGTCACGTCGCGGAGAACCTTGACGGCCAGCGGCTTGCCGCCGCTAGTTATATCGGTTCGATCAACTAAAATCCCCTGCATCTTCGCAAGGCTGGTCAGTGACTGTGTGGGGTCGTGCATTTTCACGGTGCGCTTGATGACCTTGGCCGGCCCCTCGCCGACTTTGATAATCTCCTCTTTGATTTCCTTAATTTGGCCAAGCGCACCATTTTCAACCGCCGTCTGTGAATCGAATTGCAACTCGCCATCTTCCCCGGTCTTGACTACGTTAGCAATGGTGCTGCCGGCAAGCTCACGGAGACGGTTGGTCGTCCATTCCGGCGTAGAATGGCAGGCGGCAAACGCAAGTCCTAATTCGGCCTGCACCTTTGCTTTTCTTAACACCCTCCAGGCGGTCGTCGCTAGCGTATCGCGGTTGTTGGCGTTGTACCCAGCCATCTCTGCGGCCTTTGTAGCACAACCGCCAGCCGGACCAACATAGGCCAACACAAACTTCTTCTCACGGACGGTCAGATCGCTGCCCGGCTCATAGGGAGCATCGTCGATTTCCGGCTTGTGCTCAATATTCGGTAGCGTAAACGGTTGATTTTCCGTGCTTTGCACCAATTTGGCGGTGGTTCGTTTTGTCGGCTTTCTGGCCATGCTGTCACAATCCACCGACAGATACGGGGCAAGTCGATGTCGGCCATCGCCTTGCGGCGTTGAGCCGCTCCCTAGCCCGATACTCCTCGATCTCCCTCCGTACCTGATCGCCGGCATTCTTTATCGCATTACCCGTCATGTCGGCATCGTCGCCCTTGGTCACGGCGCGCAATCCACGGTTGAAGTATAGCCACTCTCCGCAAAGAGTGCGAGACCATTCTTTCACCCGCCAGATGTCCGAGCCGAGCGGTTGTAATGGATAGGCATAGTTGCCGTAGTCGATGAACCGGCCCTGGATGTAGGCATCTGTCGTATTAAAACCGTCCTGTGTTCTCGCGTCGTTGTAGATGGGCGGGCTGTCGTCGCCATCCAAGTCAGACCATGCCGCGATGTTGTTCGGCCCCCAACGGTTGTTCAGATCATCCGTGCTGGCGTATGCACCTTGAGCCATTGGTCATATCCCCGTCAGGCTGAATCCGGTTACGTCCGATGAAGCGTTGCCGCGAGAAAGCAATATCGTCGCGTTGGTCAGGCTGATTACCCACGGCGGCGCGTTGGCGCTGCTCGGTGGAATCGCAAAGCCATAGGTCGGCGTCGTCTGCTCGCCATCAAATGAAATGAGCGCCTCTATCGTCCCCCTGTTGATTCCCTGGAAGTGGAACTCTCCAGTGACGCCTGTCGCCAGGACAACCGGGGTCGATCCACTCGTTCCGACGTTTGTCGGAATACCGACAACAAAGCGATATGTTCCACTACTTGCCATTGTTGTTACCTCATCTCCCGCAACGCTTTACGTCGGGGCGAAAAATCGCGGAATTTTTGTTGGATTTTCCTTGACTCCTGTACGATACATGATACTCTATCAGTCGTGACAAATGAAAGGATCAACGATGACAGCAAAAAACAGCCCGTCGCTTGTCAGTATGACCTGCCAGCGGTGCGGGCACAAATGGCTGCCCCGTGTCATTCCGGTAGTCCAATGCCCGCGTTGCCGGTCGGGCAGGTGGAATACGCCGCGTCCAGCGCCGAAGCAGGCGGGGGAGACCACAAACCAAGCTCAGGAGGAACAGCCATGAACATCATCAAGAAAATCACCGCAATCGACTATCATCGAAATGGCATCGCTGGCAACGGGTTTTATGTTGCCACCTTTACGGCCCGACATCCCGGCGGCAATTTTATGATGGCGGTCGTTTTTCCAGAACCGGGCAATTGCGCCGTATTTAGCGTCCCTGAATTGGCCAAGTGCAATATCCAATTCGCGCAAGGCAACTCATGGCGCGGTGATTGGTATGAACCTGAGTTACGGGATGCTATCGACAAGCTGCGCGAATCTGAGGGAATACAGGAAAAGTTCACGTTTGAGCTTGCTTAACCGGTTACAGCCACTCACACAGAGGAGAAGAACCAATGAGAACCGCTTGTGAACACAAAAAACCCCGCGTCAAACTGTCCGGTACGAATGGCAATGTATTTGCCGTTGCCGCAACCGTCCGCCGTGCCGCAGAGGACGCTGGCTGGACCGATGAGCAATGGAACAAAGTCTGGAAAGAGGCCAAGGATACGCATTCCTATGACGGCGTTATCCAGACCTTCATGCGATACTTTGACGTACGTTGACTCGTCCCCGCGTTCCCCCGCCCGTGACTGGACGGGGATGCGCCGGAATTGGCCGGCGGGAAGATGGAGAGAAACACCGTGAAAAATGTCATCAAATATATCGCCGACGACGGTTCAGAATGGACCGATAAGGCAAAAGCGGCGAAACGTGATGCGCTCCACGCCGAAGTGGTTGCCATTGAGCGCACGATCCCAGAGCCGCCGAATTCTTCGGATAAGCGGATTGCCGTCGATCCGACGGTAATGGCGAAAGCAAAATCGGTTGTTATCGAACTCTGCCGGCGCGAGTTTCCAAACGAGCCGGTCTTCAAACACCCGGCAGACAAAATACATCCAATGAGCTTCGCCGGCCGATTCTTAGACGATACCGGCGCCCCACTCTACCGCATCTGGCATCGGTTCATGTGCTATGCCGATGGATGGATGTACGAGCAGCCCTACTTCGCGCTGCACCCCGAACAATGGAGAAGGAAACAATCTGCCTCTGCCTGAGATTACCCCCGCCGCTCCGGCAACTCGGATCGGCGATGGGCAATTTCGCCCCATCCGATAGCCAGCGGATTTACTGGCTGAATAGGAGCGTGATTTATGGAAATCTCCTTGGCTGATCTAAAGTCACTTATGTCGAGCGCGGAGCATTGCTTTCCCGACAAAGACTACGGCTGGATCGTGCTGATTCTCCGCAACGGGTTCATTTTCGTCGGCGATACAAAGCGCGTCGGCGGCGTCGGCTTTTTGCGCGGCTATCAGGTGCGATACTACTCGAAACGCATCGGCGGCCTGCCGGAATTTGCCAGCGGCGGAAAGAGCGCCGACGACAAATTGGATGCCATCGACGGCGAATTGGAATTTCCTTGGTCTGCGGTCAATGTGATTGGAGTATTACCATGCGGATCAAATTGGAAGAAGCACAACTAAGGCGATACGGCTCCGGCTCCGGCTACGGCTGCGGCTCCGGCTACGGCTACGGCTACGGCGACGGCTACGGCTACGGCGACGGCTCCGGCGACGGCGACGGCTCCGGCGACGGCGACGGCTACGGCGACGGCTCCGGCGACGGCGACGGCTGCGGCGACGGCTGCGGCTACGGCTACGGCGACGGCTCCGGCGACGGCTACGGCCTCTCGGCGTCCGAATCAAATACGCCGGAATAGCCAAACACCCGCGCTTTGCTTAACGGCGATCGGTCCACCTTGAGCCGCGATCCCGCCGCCGGATTGCAGGCGGCAGAACCAGAGGTATTTATGACATATGAACAAGCGAAAAAGCTATGCGATTCCGGCTGGTGGAAGGATAAAACCGACCGCGAACTCGCCGAATTCCAGTTATTCGAGCGAAGGCTATGTATGCCTTGGGAGAGATTCCACCAAGCGGTTAGCAAAGCATTGGGCCGTCCGGTCTACACCCATGAATTCGGTTTGAATGTTGAGGGATTACGGCAAGAACTATTGGGCCATCGTCCCCCGCCGACTTTGCAGGAAATCATCGAAATGATCCCGGCGGATAAGCGCATCATTGTGACTACTTAACCCTACAGGAGCTTGACCATGCTGTGCGAATTCAAATGCGATAATCCCGACTGAGGCGCGACATTTTACGTCGATTGTGATGTCGATACCCCCGTGTCATCCTGTTGTTGCCCTGGTTGCCGACACGACGTTGAACCTACCGGCCGCGAATTTGAAGGACCGGGGGTCCAAGTCCTGCACCTTCCGCCCAAACTTCCGAAGGTTGTTGAATGGTAGCCCCGGATGATCGCGCCGGCGATCCCGACCCCTTTGACCCGATTTAGGAGCAACGACCATGAACACGCAATCATTCCTTGAAAAATGGCGTCCATCTCGGCTCGATCAGGTGATTGGGCAAGATGAGATTGTCGCAATCCTCAAAGCCTACGTTGCCAACCCCGAACCGACCGCGTTCATCCTGTGCGGATCGACCGGCTGTGGCAAGGGAAGCGCCGCATCGGCCCTATGCAATGAACTTGGGGCCGATCCGTACTGGGGTGTTCAGGACATCCCCGCCGGCAAGCAGACTGCGGAGGCGGTTGATGAGATGACCCGCACACTTTGGCAGCATTGCCCCGCCGGTTCGGGCTGGAAAGTGGTAATCGTCAACGAATGCGACCAGATGCACCCCAAGGTCAACGCCAGGTGGTGCGATATTCTGGAAAACATACCGCCCAAAGTCTGTATCATCTTTACGACGAATAAGATCGCGGAAATGACCAAAGACGATGAGGGCCGAAGATTCGTTGACCGCTGCCATCGGCTCGATTTCCGATCAGACTGGGCGATCCTGGACAGCGCCCAACCGCTCATAAATCGCATTTGGGCTGCATCCGTGAATCACAACCACGTTCCCCGCGCCGCCGATCTTGTCAGTTCTGGCGGTTTCGGGGGACAAGTCTCGTTCCGCCGCATCGTCAACGCTCTGCATGACCGCATCATGCGCCTCCCGGCATCCGAGCGTATTCTGCCCGTCGATCCTCCCAAACCGCAAGCCCAGCCAGCGGCAGAGCCGGAAGTGGCGATGGATGCCCCGGCGATACCGGATGCGCCAGAATCACAGCCATTGCCTTGCGAGCCGCTGCCGGAAGTCAAACCAGAACCAGCGCCGGTTTACGTTGCCCCGACCCCGGTATGGCCGGAATGGAAATTGCAGCCGTGCTGGTATGTGACTGTAACCGACGGGCCGCGCACCGCGCTGGTTTGCGGGCCGTTCGCGGAGGCTGGCCAAGCAGCGGCTCGACGAAATCGACCCCGAAAAGATCGTGCCGAAAGGACCGTGAACAATGCGCAAAATTTACAGTCCCATTAGGCTAGCCGAACGAAATGTTCATTTCAGTCCAGACAGAACGCACATAATGCTGTTGCTGCACGATTCTTACATACATATTGGACCGTTTCATCCGGAGGTCACTCCAGAGCAACGGATAGAATCGCTTGAAATTCGCCGCGCCCAATATGCCTGTTTCGTTCGGGATCAGCGGGAAATTGGCGCGCGGTTAGCGCAGCAACAGAAGGATATCCCATGACCACCATCCGCGCCGCCATCTCATCGAAAATCCGCTCCGAACGCGCGAGGCTGGGAATCTCACAGGCCGAACTTGGCAAGCGGTGCGGGGCTAAACAAACTAGACCCTAGAGAAATCTATGATTATCGACAATCGCCCCATCAACAAATATGCCAAGCATCGAGGATCATTCAAATATCTAACGGAGCCGACGGAGTTTGAAATTCAATCCTACCTGTTTTCCTCGCTAACAACAATGGGCTATCACGTCCGCGGAGAAATGGCGGTCTTTGGACACAAAGCAAGATTCGATTTAGTAATCTTCGAGCACAAAAAATGCAGCGGGACAGGATGCAAATACCGGCCGCTCCGAATCATTGAGGTAAAACGCAGTCGTACCGCAAAAAGACTAACAAAAACTAATGTGCAGCTCGACGGTTACCATGACCGCTTTGGAATCCCCATAGATTCAATCTATGGAATGGGAGAAGCAAACCGATATTTGAAAGAAATTCCTTTGGTCGTTTCGGCAACAACTTAGCGTTCGTTTCGTCTAAACGTAGCGCCGCCTATCTAGCACATAGGATTAACTACGGGACGAGCCAGGTATTAAGAAATACTTAATAGCTGGACGCAACGCAAACACTACAGCGCAAACACAAACATTACGCCAGCGGATGCGCCCTCCCCCTCCCGCCGTCCGGTTGTGATGGTTCACCCCGCCAGCGACGGCACCGGCGATTATCCAATCGTCCCGAGGGCCGTCAGTCCTCCGCCGATGCTGCCGATGAAAATATCCCCGCTTGTCGGCAATGGACAGATTCCCCCACCAATGCCTGTCGTGATCGCTCCTGGGCTGGGCGGCGACACGGCCTGCGGACAATATCCCAATATCCACAGTGAACCGGAGTTTTGCGGCGCGGTCGTTGGACAGTAGCCGAGGATCATCCCACTCTCTCCAAAATTGACCAAGGTACATCATGCTCAGCCGTACCCGTGACGACTGTCGAAAGCACAATAGGAACGTCCGCCGCGCTGTTGATCGAAATCACTTTACTGATGAAGGAAAACGGACCGGCAACGGCGGAATCGGAAGCAACGATGGTCCCAGCACTGGACATCAGCGAAATGGTGTCGTTTTGGCTGACGCCCTTCTGATCGGGATAGGTCAGATTTACAGCGACGGAGCCAGTCACTGTATAGCCCGTCGTGTTCATGTACCCCTGAATCCGGTATGTCTGGGTATTCTTGACGCCATCACTAACCGGCGTGTAACTGATTAGCGTCTGTGATGTCGTCTTACTCGCAAATGATCCGGTAGCGGTTTGGATCGGGGCAAACTGCGTCCCCGAACCATTGGCACACACATTGCCAACGCCGTCGAGGAGCACATAGGAGTTGCTCTCGATTTGCGTGCCAGTGCCGGCGTCCCAAATTTCGGCGTTGGGCACGTTGGCGGGGTTCATGCAATTTCGGACACACCCATTATTCAAGATGCTGGTCCCCACCGCGCCGGCCGCAACTGTGATCGCCTGGTTGACGCACTCCGTGATGTAGTTGCCGGATATATCCGCCCCAATCGCGGACGCGCCCACGCCGATCCCGGTGAACGCGCCATAGATGCGGCAATCCTCGACCGCAGAAGCCGCACCCGAAATGCCGACGAACTGTGGTCCCTGAAATTGCACGCAGTCTCGAATCTTTCCTCCGATGGCCGCCGCATTGATGCAAGTCTGGGTTCCCGCGTCATTCACCCCATTCCAGTTGTGCGTCTGGCCGCTGACGAGGCTGTTGAACGCGAGCAAATTCGTCTTGATTCCAACGGCGAACGTCTCCAATCCGGCGGCGTAATTAAAGGTGCCCCCGGAAACTTTCAGATTAGAAACGACCTGGGAGAAGCCCGCGTTTCCGCCCGTGGTGGTGATCGTCACCTGATCGTTCAAGCCGGGATCGGCGAAGAGTTCGTATGAGGAACCCGATCCCGTGGGACTGAGGTAATAGACCACGGAGTTCGGCGTCACGCCCCCGATTGATCCCTCGACAAATACAATCCCCGTCCCCGCCGCAAGGATGGGGGCGGAGCTATCCAGCACGGTAATCGTGTTCGACGATGAGGAGTAACTTGCCGTGTAGCCAACTAAAATTCCGGCGAAGCTTCCGCCTCCAGCCGACGTTGTGACAATCGGTGTTCCCCCCGGCGTTGCCGCAAGCTGACAGGTCGCCGCGCCGAATCCGGTGGGCGTCGCGTTGACGATGTAGTAGCGCGTGTAATTATCCAGCCCGGCGGGCGGCGTGATCGTGGCCATGAGATAGCCGGAATCACTATTGAGGAATCCCGCGCCGCTGCCGGAATTCGTGAAGAGCGGAGCTTGCCCGGAACTCCATGAGACCGTGCCCAATGATGCGATATGGTTCGGCCCGACCTGTATGGGGAATCGGCCCGCCGGCGCCCAAGTGGAACCAAAGTTGAATACCGCGTCGTCCAGGTCCAGCTTCGTGTTGGCCGTGCGGTGGAAGAAAATCTGCGCTAGTGCGAACGTGCCAACGGCTTTGATGGCCCGGTTCGCTGTGATGGCCGCCTCAGCGGCTCGGAAAACGACCTCATCGCCGGAATAATTGCCCGCGCTGCCGGTGATCGTTCCGGTGCAAACGAATGGCGTAGCATTCTTTACCGATAAAGGCGCATCGCTGCCAGCGACAATGATGTCGCCGACCGCGAGAGCGCCAGCCAAAACCGCCGCCGTCATGTCCCCCAGCGCTACAGATTCGCCGACCGCATGTGTCGTTGCCGTTGTGCCTTCGGCTCCGCGAGTCGTCAATGTAAGGGTTGTTCCGCTGATCGTACAGTAGGCTATCTCGCCCGTGGCGAAAGTCACGGCAAGCGTGCCAGCCGCAGTTGAAAGAACAACGCCCCCGGCGGTCGTGACCGTAGCAACGCCGCACGTCGCGTTAGCGCCCGTGCTGGAGCAGGTGCTGCTCAGCGTTGTTATGAGGCCGTTGACTGGGGGTTGGAGAGAGGGCATTTCAGATTTCCTTCAGCCGCGTCTTTGTTGCGAATTGGTCGAGGGTCGGAGCGGACACTTTGATTCCTTTATGCGGCTACCGCCGGCGGCTGCCATGCCCGATATGCGCTCGCGGTAAATCTTTGATCCCAATTCATTGAGGTCATCTGCTCCGCGTGTGCGATGAAGCTGGGACCGTCAACGACTCCACCAACCCCCAAAGTTTTAGCGTAAGCCGATACCGTTTTCGCCGGGTTCGACGGCGTTGTCGGTATCGGAATTAACAACCCCGACGAGGTTTGAATCGGCACGACGGTTGCGCCGTTGATGTTCACGGTCGGCTGCGCCGCCGGGGAACCGGGGCTGATCTGAATTCCCGCTGGTCCGCTGACGTTCGGCGATGAGGTCCATGAGAAGAAATTCCATGCCCCATCGTTATTGAAGTCGATTGCCCCAACAGTCGTGAGTAGCGCTGGGGTCTTGTTGGCGTCTGCCGTCATAACCGACCAGCACGCAACCCCCGCGTTGATCGGATCGGGCTTGTCGTAAACGTAGGATTCCTGCATTGTGCCGCTCGGCACGCAGTCAAACGCAACGCCCCATCCGCGCTCGTAACCCGTCAAATTCCCCGGCGTGCCGGCGGGCCCGAGCGACAGTGCCGCGCCAGCTTTTCCGTATTCCGCATTCGTAATTGAATTGTTCGTTCCAAGCGTACACCACGACGTAATCGCGTCGAATTCCTGGTTGTCAAAATCAAACTCACACTGATCGACGAGCGAATCGTAGGTTGTCATGTAAAGCATGATCGGATTAGCCACGCCCAAAATCTTATAGGCATATCCGCCGTTGTTTTGTTGCGCACCCTCCGCAGCCGCTTGACAGAAAATCAGGTTGTTCAGGCGCGCTTGCGGGTCTGGAACTCGGCGGATCGCGGTGTCAATGTTGACACTATCAACGCCGCAATAAATTGAATGGCTGCGGGGATCGCCGGTTTTCGGACAGGCCGTAAAATTCCAGCCCGTTTGATTGAAAATTCCGTTCCAGACAAGCCAATCCTGTAAGCCGTACACATACAAGCCGTATGTGTATTCCCCAGGCCCATTGAAAATATGACTGGATGTCGGATGATTCAGAATCCAATGGCTGAACTGATAGGCGTTCCCCGACTGCCATTGCGGGCCGTGAGCAAAAAAGTACCAGTGCAAATCATCGCCGTAGAAAAATCCCGTATTCGCGCCAGCGCCCCCGTCAATCCACCCAAACGGCATCTGTTGAGTCGCATTGTCCCCAATGCACGCCGCGTTGTACGTTGGAGAAGCAGGGTCTCTCTTATCGGCGTACCAAATCAGTCCCACATAGAATTGGTTGGGAAGCGGCTCCTTGTTGTTGTAGGCAAGTTGGGCCAAAAGGATCGGAAGCTGGCCCACCGACCTGTCGGCAAATCCGTTCGGTCCAATGCGGGAGACCTGCACACCCGCATTGATATTGTTGTTGAGAACCGCCGCCGAATATCCGAAGGTTTTCTTTCCAAAGAACGTAATGGCCTGATCGCCTCCCCCATCCCGGAAGCAAACCCAATTTGATCCGTCCGCTTGCGCCGCCTGTTGCGCGCTGTTGAAGTTCTTGAAGTCCGTCGATTGATAGCCAGGATTGCCGGAAAATCCGATGATCTTTGGATTCGACGGAATCGGCGGAACGATGAACCCGTTTGCATCATGCGGCAACGCCGCGTCGATGGCCGTCGTCTGTGGGACTGGCTGCCCTGGAAAACTGGGAAGGTCGGGCTTGTATCCTGTCGGCGGCACCGCCGCCGTCACCGTCACGCTCGCCACCCCGCTCACCGCGCCCGACGATGCGGCCACGCTCACCGCGCCAGCCGCAGACGGAGCGGTCAAAAGACCCGACGCGCTGATCGTCCCGGCGCTGGCCGTCCAGGTGAAACTTAGGTGTGTCGCCAATGGATTGCCGTTCTGGTCAAGGCCTGTCGCCAAGAATTGTTGAGTGCCGCCAGCGGGAAGCGTTGTGGATGCGGGGCTGACCTGGATCGTCGTCAGGACCGGCGCGGGCGGAGTTATCGCGGGCGTAGACGTTAGAACGCCAGCCAGAGTGCTGCCGTTGCTGCCGGTCACGCTGAAGGTGAAAGTCTCACTGCTCATGGGTTCATTCTCCCGACCACCCAACACGCTGCCAGAGCAGCCAAGCTCGCAATCACCGCGCGCGAAGCGCAGAATTTCCTCAGCCGCCTCGCCGGCGCGCCGGCGCGCTCCATCAGGGTATTCTCCACTTCCCAGTCAAGGCGTGTTTTGCCGATTATCGGCATCTTCGTCCTCGCCGTCTTTCTTGTCGTCGCCAAGCTCATTGTCGCGATGTTTGTCTAGGAGGTCATCGGTTTCCTCGTCCTGTTCACCGCGATTACGGTTGACCAACTCCATCAACTCGGCATCCATATCTTCGGCCTTCACGGGGTCCGTCCAGTCCACTACCGATTCGACCTCTTCTTCTTCTGGCTTCGGCTCGATGGCCATGCCACCTCTCTCGCCAAAAGACTGTGCGAACTCCATGATGGCGTTAATGTCGGTTTCGGCCAGCGGCCCGGCTGGCTTGGTCTTCTTGTATTCCTTCTCCGACTCTTCCTGGCACAACGGGTCGAGGTCGAGGGCTCGGCGCAGCTTGCCCCGCATCTTGTCCCAGAATTCCTTGCTTTCGTCAGCCATTTTAGCGCCTTCCAGCGTTGCTGGGGTAGTAACCCAATCTGATCATTTCGGCGCAGATTGTCTTTCGGGCTTTGCAGCGGGCAGTGTAGATAGAACCGTTTGAAGCGTTTGGATTTTTCATTGAAATGCCACGTTGAAATCTCACGGTCTGCTCGTTGCTCCCGAAATTACAAATCCCCGCGATGCCCCGGTTGCCGGATACTTCTCCGCCATTGAGTGCGGAAACACGACCCACTCGAGCGCCTCGACGCGCTTCTCCATCAGTGCATCGCCGATGACTTTCGCGTCATGCGCCTGCACGATTTGGTTTTCAATGGCCCCGGCGGAGGCGATGCCCACCAGAATTGCGGAGGCAAGGCTGATTTTGGTGCCGGCGGTCATCGTCCCGATACTTCCTTCCATCGAATCAGTAGATCAATCGCCACCGGAAGGCTCGCCCCGATGAAGCTGAAAAGCGCACACATGGCGGCAACCTTGATCTTCACTCGCGTCAATTCGTCCTTCAATTCATCCAGCACCTGCCACAGCCGCGTGACCGTGGCGTCGAGTCGTTGCAGACTTCCCATAACGTGAATCCTGTACGTCTCCCAGCCGTCATGCTCTTCCTGATCGCTTGAGTGGGGCAACGGCATTATTCGTCCTTGGTGCAGGCGGTTATCCACGGTAGTGGTCAAGTTTGACCTGCGCAGTTCAACGGGCCGACTTGCGGTTCGCCGATGCTTGCCGTAGCGGTCAATCCCTCCGTGCATGTACCGACGCCTACCGCGCCGGGTGTTGAGAGATTCATCAGCGCCCGCATCAACACGTTACGGGCGGCGTTTTCGTCCCGGTCAATCGTCAGCCCGCACTTCGGGCATTTGTGAATCCGATCCGACAGGGTTTTCGGAACCGGCTCGCCGCATCGGCTGCAATCAATCGACGTTCCGCTTGGGTTTCCCTGGATAACTGTGACTCCGGCGTTTTCAGCCTTGTAGCTACAACGAAACAGGAATTGTCCCCAAGCGGCATCGAGGATGCTCTTGCCTAAGCGGCCTTGAACCATTCCCTTGATATTCAGTTTCTCGGCGGCGATGAAATCGTAGTCCGCCACCAGTTGCTTACTGAGCTTGTGCGTGAAATCGTCACGGCAATCGGCGATCTTCGCATGGATGCGCTGGACGCGGAGAAGAGCGCGCTTCCATCGACCGCCGCCGCGTGTTCGGCGGCTCAATAACCGCTGAGCACGGCGAAGCTGCGGAGTCAATCGCCGATAATGTTTCGGGCATTGGACGCGCAGGCCATCCGAAGTCGTCAGGAACGAATTTAGGCCCATGTCAATACCGACGGCCTTCTTGATCGGACGTTTCGACGGAGCCTGTTTCTGATCGTCAACGAGAATCCGACCAAACCACTTTTCGGCTCTGCGAACAATTGTTAGTCGCTTTGGCGCATGCTCGAACGGTTGCATTCCACGACACCGAATTGGCTTGCGGATGCCGGGAATTCGGATGCGACCACCGCCGATTTCGTTCGACGGGCTTGTAAACGTGACGCTGTTATATCGGGATGCCGACTTGAATCGCGGAAACCCCTTTTTCTTCGCGCCTTCCCGGCAACAGCGGAAAAAGTTCTTGAAGGCTGAATCGACTCGGCGAAGTCCGTCACGCTGGGCCTCTACCGGAATTGACGCCATTTGTTCGTCCGCGGCGCGCTGGAACGTCAGTTGCTTCTGCTGATCGTAAAGGCCGAAACCGTTGCCATCTGATCGAATGGCGTAGATTCGCTGTTCAAGAGCGCGGTTGTAAACGCGACGAGCCTGATCGAGATAATTGGAAAGATTAGCCCGCTGGCTATCGTTGGGATAGAGCCGGAATTTCAGGACTCGCAACACGTCCACCAGCATAGCGGATTCCAGCTAAATGTCAAACTTGACCATTACCGTTATCTCCTCACCGGCAAGTTGAGCCAGAACATCGCCAGCGCCATTGCAGCAAACACGGTATAGGCGATTGCGAAACTTGGTCGAAGGATTTCAAACATGCTCGGCTACCTTCTCCGTAGGTGATAATCCGCCGTGCCGCTTGCAGAATGACCGCGCCCGCTCCATTGTTTCCAGTACGCGCTCCAACTCCTCCGCGTCCATCTCGAAGCCGCGCTTCAGCGTGTGCTCGCGGATCATCCGAACGCGCGGGATTTCCGCGTCCAGTCGCATCACGATTTGCTGAGCCTCAACGTGGTCGCTCATAGTCAATCCTCATCGTCCATAACCGTCTGGTTGGGATAATGCCTCATCGCGTGCTCTGGCAAATAATCAGCGAAGCGCTTGACTACTTTGTATCCACGCCAGTCCGGCGGAAGCGACAACGTGCTGCGGTGGCGAAGGTAGACAAACAGCGTCGGTTTGCCTTTCAATGTGCCCTTGCAGACACCGGACAATCCGTCGCCAGATTCATCGACGGACAATTTCCCGTCCTCGCGCAGTTTCCGTTCGAGTAACTCGCGAGCCTTTTCGTGAAGGTCGGCAGACGGAAGGGAGAGAGTCGGCATAGTTCAAACGCCGCGCCCGCTCGATGTAGACGGGCGCGGCAAAGCGGAAGGAGGATCATCTCCGCAGCCGCGCCCTCAGTTCGGCGGGAGTCGCCGGGGGCGGCGGAATGTTCAATATTTGGGGGGGATTGCCGACGCTGACGGTTGGAAGTCCCTTGATGTCCGCGTAGACCTCGACCGCAGCCAATCCGATAGTCGCGCCAGCCGACAGCACCGTCCCCAATGATGGCTGAGTAGTAGCAAGCGTTGAGATGATAGATTGCAGCGCGGTAATCGAATCGTAACTGGCCTGAAAATCCGTCGTTAAATGCGCCGCCGTGCTGGCGTTGATGCAGCCGAGATTGTTCAGCGCCGTAACCATCGAGTAGGCCGACCCGTAGGCCGACCATGCGTTTGAGACGATCAGATTGCCGACCTGTTGTGGTGTTTCCGTTGGGATGATTGGGGTCGTACCACTGGATGCGCAGCCCGTGGTTGCCAGCAATCCAATGGCGATCAAGGCGAGAAAAAGTCGGTGCATGGTTCGCTCCTAAATCTGTGATAAGTATTCTACCAAGGCGTCAATCGTGTAACCCGCCGGACTCTTTTGCGTCAGCCGGGAAATAACATCGGGAGAAAGCAGAACGAAAAGCGCCCCATTGTTTTCGGGAACATAATACTTGGCCAGTGCGGCGTGGGTCAATATTCCGAGCATTCCCCAGGTGTCGATCACAATGCCATCCTGGGACAAATCAACGCCCGCGACACAGTGTCCGTTTTCTGGGTCGGGATCGCCCGCAACGTCCCATGTGAATCCAGAACTCTCCGGTAGTGGCGAAATCCAGGCATCCGGCAATTCTCCACACGGATAGAGGTTTTCAAGAAGGAAACAGGCAAGCCGAACCTCGTCGGCGTTAGTCGCATCAACCGTTACCGCGTTGTCGAGCAATACGCCGTCCGCAAATCCATTGGTCTCCCAATAGGCAAGCGCCGTATTTTCGTCACAGCCCTCGTCACTCGACGGGTCGTTCGGGTTATAGCCGCCGATTGCGCTGTACTGCCGAATCGTCTGTGCGTCCGTGAAAATGACACCTTGGCCGCTGTTGAAGCTCGTCACTCCGCGAATATGCTCGCCACCAGATATGACACAACATCCTACGGAAGAATTACAGTACACATTGCTCAATGCGGCCATTGCCGCCGCCGAGTAATTCGTACTACCCGGCACAGCCACGTCCGGCAGCACCTTGGCTTCGAGCATTTCATGGAAAGACGAACGGCCATGCGGAACACGCGGCCGCTTGCGGCCAAGCCGGTATTGTTTTCCGGTCAGAGGATGGACGAGAATTTTCACTTTCCGCCTCTCATTATCAATCGCTCGCGTCCGCAGCCGACGGCTTGTCTAGGAACGGCGGAAGTTGCATTAGTTCAATCGTCTTGCGCTCCCATCCAGCGGAAACCATCGCGTCAATGCCTTCCGAGAGGCTGCATTTTCGGACCGGACGATCATCGGGTTTTTCGCTCATGCGATCCTGTGCTGTCAGCATACCCATTTCGTTCTCTCAAAATCGCCGCCGTCGAGATCGCCAAGACCAGCGGCGGCGGCGCTCGGAGGGGGAAAATGCGTCGCTACGAAAGTGCTATGTTGACGCCCAGGCCCGCAAGCGCGCCCGCTGCGGTGCCGCTCACGATGGTCGTGATAAACAATCGCCAATTGAACGGTGCTCCGGCTGCGGCGGAATTGTATCCGCGCAGGTCAGTCACGATGGCATAGAGCAGCCCCACAATCGCGCCGGCAAGCGCGCGATGGATCGTGACGCTGTTGATTGTCGGTTGAGTTGTCGGCATCAGAGAATCCTCCCGATGAACGAAATTTGGGATGGCGCAGGAATGTCGCCCGGCGCGACAAAGTTGTGCGGGTTATCAGGAATTGGACAACCCATCGCTTGATAAATCGCCTGCACAAGCTCAGAACATACCCAGGATTTCCCGTTCGGAATTTCCGGGGCGATGGGCCAGCCCATATTCCTCAGTGCGTCCTTAGCGATGTCTAAATCGGCGTAAGCCTTGCCAAGCTGTTGCATCGCAAATGCAATCCCCGCAGCAGCGTTCTGCGGAGGAAGTCCGCCCCATCGGGCAACTGCGATTGAACCAGGATATGGATTATCGCTGTTGTTGTAATCTTCGGTTTCCCAAACCAAAGGGACAATCCGAACCAGCGGCGAATAGGCTTCCAAGGTGAACCATCTACCGTTGATTTGGACCGCGATGCCGACGTGACCGAAAAGAGAATTCGTCACGTCCTCAATCACTTTGCTCAGAAAATCTCTGCCGGAGAAAAGCAGAATGTCGCCCCATTCCAAGGCATCCGCCGTTATCAGCGGCAATGCGGCAAGACTGGCGGGGGTCAAGGGGAGTGCCATTTGAAAAGCTCGTAAGGTGGAGCGTTTTGAGCGCTATTGTCGCTCCCTCAACGAATCAGGCTGAGTGTTCAAGCCATACCGTCACAGCCGGATGTCTTGCAGACCAATTCCTACTCGCGCCGCCCGACTTTTCCGAATCCGGCGAGGCAACACTTTCGGGAGCATTATTCGGTTCGGCCATTTCCCTTACCGAACCATTGCGCGACCCAGCCAAAGCCAAGCCGCTAAATCTGAGAACCAGCATACCGACGCGAGCCGACAAGTCAACGGAAATCGGGGCAAAAATCACTCATGTCGCCGACTCCAGCAGCGCCGCGACGGCAAAACCATCCTGCACTATGCGCGGCCAGCCGTCCATTTCCGTCAGAATAATTTCTACCGCCCCAGCGCGCTTCACCCTCACCCGGTATCCCGCAGCGCTCAGCCGACGCACGCATGCCAGGACGTGTTTCACCGTCAGGCACAACTCCGCAGCGATTTCGCTTGGCGTCACGCCGCGATTAGGACGGCGAAGCATAGTCAGAACCTGTCCGTCGATGGGGTCTAAGTCGGCGGCGTTCACGCCTCACTCCTCAGCCTGCGCTCATAGTCCACAATCTCGTCGTCATCCATCTCGTGCAGCAGGTGCTTTGGAATCCGCCATGCCACGCTATCCGCCATGATCCGCACGCGAAGCACAAATAGTCCGTCATCGAGAGCCTCTAAGATTCCGACCTGCCCAACCATCGGATGCGGCGACAAAATTTGATGCAGCCGACCGATTGGAAGTCCCGTATATCGTTTGGCCCGCGGATCGTTCAAGAGCATTCTACGAATCTCGTCCACTTCCCGTATAAACCGCGCTTGGTTGGCAATCGTCAGTTTCTTTAAGACCTTGTGGCTTGTGATTGCGGCATATTGCGCCTCTGCATCTCCGGCAAAAAAGCTGTAGCGGGCGAAATACGGCCGCCATTCTTCCCGGCTGACGCCGAACCGCTCGATCACTTTCAGGCCCATCGGCGTATAGGCTGCAACCCCAATGTCCCGCATAAGGTTGACGAAAAGAGACTCCTCGCCGGTTTTGACTTGAACCACGAACCAAGGATCAGCAACAGCGGAAAGGTCAAAATCGTTTGGACAATCCGACGGCGGGGGAAGGACTTGGAGCGACTCCGATGCTTCACAAATTGCGGTGCTATCCATGCGCCGTCCGAAAATGTCAAGCCTACCGGCAATGACAACCGGAATCCCGGTTGCCAAGGCGTCTGACCCAATGGTGGGGGATTATACGATGCGAATCTTGGATTGCAACAGGTTTATGAACCACGCGCCAACTTTCGGCAGAATTCTTGAACTTCAGACTTGACGCACCAAGGACACGTTCTATACTTGGCGGCGCATAAAAATAGCCACTGGGGTCTGTCGGCCCAGCGGCTAGAATTTCGACGGTTGCGGCGTCGAGAACTGAAGCATCTTACCGAACGCTTCCACCTCTCGCAAGCCCAAAATCGTTGAAATTCGTATAAAGACGCGCCCTGACGCCAGCCGCGTATAAATGACGGCCCTTTTGCGGCAACGGTCGTGCTGGCATGGAGTAACGTCCATAGGGACGAGCGGAACGGCCAGCGATTCAAGAGCCGTTGAGTCCGCCGAAAACGATATTTCGGCATGGCAAGTTTGGCGTACAGCCCCAGTATCATACGATACCGGCCAGCTTAGGCGCGAGGCGTGCAGGATGAAACCACCACGCCCCGGTTAACCACCGCGCTCCCTGCATCGAAGTGTGCCGATGCCACGGCAAAAATGGTTAAGGTGCAGTAACGCAAGCGACCCCTCCGAGCCTCACGCCGGTTGTGTCCCAGCGAAATCCGAAAGGTGGGTTTCGCTGCGCTCGCCCCCACTCGCATCATCCGGTTGTGACGCAGCAGGAGTCCAGCCACGGGCGTTTTCCATCCGACGTAATCAGGCCAACGAATTTGCCGCAACCACGGCACCAGTGATTTGCAACGCCTTCACTCTATCCGCGCGTCGCGTCGGTTTAAGCCGCCGCACAAACATACGCTCCATCGTCACGCCTCGCCGAATCCGCTTCGCCAGCACGCTCCGGTTGATGCCAAGCTGTTTCGCGGCCCTCGCCATCGGCATTCTGCCCCACGGAGTCTCCATCCAATGCGTCGTGCGCCGGTTGCTCGCCTGCATCTCGATTTTCACCCAGGAGCAGTTTCCCGGCTCGTAGTTTCCTGTGTGACAATTAGCGCGTTCGATGCTCGCACCCGGAAACCACGTTGGAAGCATATCGTCCCTGAAGTTCTCGAAGTTCTGCCAGCGCTCGCATACCTTGATGCCGCGTTCGCCGTAGTCCTTGTAGGGCGTCGAATTGGGATTGCGGCATCGCTGGATCATGTCGTGCCAAATCCGATAGATCGGGTGCTTTGACAAACCGTGGGTGCGCTTTCCCATCTCAGTTCCCGTTTGCAACCACCAGCAACTCCGGTCGATGCTCGTTTGTCTGCGCTCGCCCGTCGAGCCGGACGTACCGCCAGCGCTCGCCTTCGGGGTACAGTTCGCTCACCAGCGGATGCTCATAGAATCGGCAGACAATGCGGGCCAGCTTGAACGCCGACAGGCGCTTGGCCAAGTCGCGGTGGACCTCGGTCCAATGGTCAAGTATCTTCCGTCTTGTCATCGCCTAATCCACACAAGTTCATGCACCGTCGATCCATCAAGCGCCTCTCCGGCGTGCTCAATCGCGCCGCAAATTGTCCGGCCATCAAAACTCACAACTCGGCAGCATCCCGTCCGCCGCCTTTGGGCGCATGTAGAACAAGAGCCAGCCTATTTCTTTTTCCTCATTGGCCAATACCAACAATTCTTTAGCCATTGCACCCATCCGTCCGGCATCGGTGGAAATGGATGTCCGTAGAGCACAACCTGCCCAATGTAAGTCGAAAGCTCTAACAGTTCTCGCGGTCTTTCCGATGCAATGCGGAAAAACCAATCTGGATCGGCCATTGCATAGCACTTCGCAAGTTTTCCAAGCGCGCAGAGCAACGTCACCTCGTCTTTTTTATCTTCCGCATCCAAGATTATCTGCACACTGTCCGGCTGCCATCGTGCTCCCCATGCAACCAATTCGCTATCTAGCCGTGTCCATTGATGCCTTGAATGCTGCACGTTATTCCCCTTTCAATTCCAGAGCGAACGTCAGAGGCGGACCGACCCCCGCAATTTTTGCGGAGGTCAGCAATTCCGTCGCGTGAGTCGTCGGCGTTGCGTCCAGGGGCGTCATTGTTATCGCGGTCCACCTGGCTTTCACCCTTAGCGCCGCGTCGTGGCTAGTAGCCGGGCCGTGTTTCGGATACCTTACCCAGCGTCCATCGAAGTTATCGCCGTCTCTGCCCGTAGCACGGATATCCAGACGGATTGTCAATAAGCGTAAGCGGCCTGCGATAGGTCAGCCGTCGCGCTGTTTTTTCTGCTCACTGTCCAGTTCGTATTTTGAATCAGGAAATCCACATCGGCGCGAGTAGCTCCGGATCGAATCCACTCCCGCGCATCTTTGTTGCGCGGCGGCAGGATGATCTTTACGGGTCGAGCAATCGCCCGCGCAAGCGCAATCGCGCCGTCCTGACCAGGATGGAATATTGAACCATCCCTACGTTGTTTTGCTTGGTCGCGATTCGCAAATATCACAATGTCCCGTCCGCGAATCGAGCGAACATAAGCAAGCGTGTCCTCGATTCCAGCAGAACAAGATTGCCGACCAATCACCGCATATTCCAAATCCAGCACCGCCGCCGTATCGGTCGGTCCCTCGCAAATTAAAAATGGTCCAATCGGCGACTGATTCGACGGAATGAACATTCCGCCTCGGCTGTCAGCGATGGCCCACTTTCGCCCAGCTTCGTTCCGCATGCGGATGCCGACGACGTGCCCGATCCAATTTCGCATGGGGAAGGCCCAAGCCGAGTGCTCTTTGTGCCATACCGCGCCGAGCCTGCGCAGGCTGGCCACAGAGACGCCGAGAGAAACAGACAATCGCTCAAGTAGTGGCGAAAGGGTATCTATCCGGCATTGCTGCAAGATCGCCTCAAAATCAACGTGCGATTTCCTCTCCTCAGAGATAAGCGACGGGGTTCGTGGAATTGATCGGCCGTCGATGCCAAGCGCCGCCCATATTGATTTTGTGGGGCAACCGGAAAAGCATTTTAGAATGATTCCCCCATCCTCTTTAGCGATCCAAATTCCGAGAGATGGGTGCTTGTCGTTGTGGGCCGGACAACAGGCCGTCCAACCACGCGAGGTGCGCCGCACCTTGCGCAAGTGGGAAAGAACATCTTGAACGCTCGGCATCATGCGATATTTTCCAGTCGGCTCTTCAGTTGGTATTGCATCAATTCTGGCGGTAGTCGCCAATTGTTCTTAGCAATGGCGTCAATCCATGGACCGCCTTGCGTTCTCTCAACGTCCGTTGGAAGCCGGAATCGCCAAAGGATTTTCTTCTGCTTGTAGCTGCACTCTTTTTTGTCCCAACCCCGAATGATTTGCCCGATCAATCGTTTGCAGTCTGCGTAGTTGTACTCGTCCGGATTGATTCCCTGCTTCAACAATAGATTGCGCTGCTTGTCGGTCAACACTCGCCCCTTGTCCCAGCCGCGCTCGCGCGATGGTTGCAAGTCGAACACGTCAAATGGATTGACCTCGCGCGAATTATATTGCGCGCTGGCACGAATGTGCATCCGCCGTGCCGCCTCTTCGCGTTTTGCGCGTTCTACTTCTTCGTGCTTTTGTCGGGCGGCGTCTTGAATCTGTTGTCGCATGTCCACGGCCATGCCGGTTTTGATCGCGTTCCGTGCCGCCAGTTCAAGAATCTCATCATCGTAATTCCCCCCAAGAATATCAGCACTGGTCATTAGCTTGTGCTTACCGCTATTGCCAACAAAGTCGATGATTTCCAGCGATGGCTTGGCGCTCCCCGCAATCGCGGCCTTACGTTCCTCGCGGTTGGAGAATTGATCGACCAATCCAGGCATTGGCCGCGTTCCCCGACCGGCCATCTGCGCATAAAGTGCCCGGCTCTTTGTGGGCCGCGCCATTATGATTACCTCTGTGGTCGGATCGTCATATCCTTCGGTCAATACACCGACGTTGATGATGAATTGGAATTTTTTAGAGGCGAATTCGCTTAGCATGTCTCGGCGAACGTCCTTCGGCGTTTCTCCGCAAAGCCATTGAGCGCATTCCGGCTTGTGGCGATTGAGAATTTCGCACAGACGTTCCGCGTGTGCTACGCTTGCCGCAAAGATGATCGCTTTCCGTTCGCCGCAAATATCCAAGCTTGGCGTAGCGATTTCGTGAAGCGCCTCTTCGTATTCCATAACTCGCGCAAGGTCGGCCCCGTTAAGATCGCCCGCCGTTGTCCGGCATGCGGAAATATCAAGGTTCTGGCAGATTACATATCGCTGCAAAATCGGAACGAGCCAGCCATCTTCAATGGCCTCGATAATCTCATAATCCATCGCAACACTATCGAATATCTGACCAAGCGCCTGCTCATCCGCTCGATCCGGCGTGGCGGTGACACCTAAAATTTTGCAGTTCGGATTCTTTCGGAAGTGGTCGATGACGAATCTCCATGATTTCGCCGTACAGTGGTGGCATTCGTCACAAACAAGCATCGCGAAGTCTTGTGGATTGAACTTCTCAACGCGGCGAATCTCTCCGCCAGAAATTAGCGTCTGTACCGAAGCGATCACTGTGCCTGATGAGAAAAGCCCAGTGCTTCCCTTCATCTCGGCCATCTCGATGCTTGGGTTTTCCCCGGTGATTTGTTTGATTCGGTTTGCGGCCTGCCAAATCAATTCCTCCCGGTGCGCTACGATCATCGCCCGTCCCAAATTATTCTTAGCAATCACATGACAAAAAATCTCCGTTTTTCCGGTCCCCGTGGGGAATACGAGAAGCGTCGATTGTTTCTCCTCCCATTCTCGATAGGTCGCATCGACAGCGGCAGCTTGATAATCTCTGAGTGCGTTCATTTCTTCTGCTCCGCCGGAAGATTCCGAAAGACTTGTTCGCCGATCCATCCCCGGCCCTTGCACAGCTTACATTTACCGCCTAAGCCGCCATCTCCATTGCAAAGTGGACAGCGTGAGTGCGGCAGCGCAAACCGAAGATGCCGATGCACGTTATCACAGTCGATTTCAAAGGCATTGTCATTGAGGATCGCGTAAAGCGCGTCGCGAGATTTTACGGCGGCAAGCACGGCGGTCTTGAGTTTGCTCACGGCGCTCATAGCCCCGGTGATTTCGTCGCGTCGAGAGAAAACTTCGGCCACGCCCTTAACTTCAATGACGTGGCCGAGACTGTCCTTTACTTCACCACTCACGTTTTTCGGCGAGCGCATTTTTCGTTTTTTCTTCGCGTCCTCGCGCACTTTGGCGGCGGCGGCAACAACGGCATCTGGCCCCTTGGCCGCCATCTTCCGCTGTCTCTTCTTGGGCAGAGTTGCGACCTTAGCGGCGGCATCAATACTAACGTCGCCATCGCTCGCCATCTTCTTGATCGGGGCCGCCGCGCCGTCTTCTATCGCCTTCACGGCATCAGCGGTTCTTGGCGACACATCGGCTAAATCGCCCACTAAATCGCGCGTTTTTGCCTGATTTTCCAGGGGTTTTCCTGGGGGCAAATTTGCCCCCTTATGTTTAAGCTCCACTAACTTGATGGCTGCGGCTGTCCGCTGATAGTCGTTTAGATTGCGCCGACCACATTGGTTTTCTAGAACCCAAATCTTTGCCGCATCCATATCTGGAAAGCTGATCGACTTAACGACATATCCGTATCCCTCCTTTCGACAAATCTTCAACCGACTATGCCCGTCTAGAAGGATATTTTTTTCTTTCCAGACTACAAGGGGATCGCGACATCCCTTTGCGGAGACAATTAAAGATCGTAGTGTCTCAAGTTCCTCTGGCGTCGGGGGTTCGAGGAGGGCGTCAATTTCTGGATGAGTTTGAAATCCGGTTTCGCTCATTGATCCTCTGTCCAGCCTACTTCACTTCGAGATATGCCCTGAACGCACGACCCAAGAGGAATTCCGCTGCTAGGCAAGAGAGTCGCCCAAGGGCCGCGCGTTCAACGCATATTTCGATATTTGAGCCTAGCAGCATCACGGTTCATAGTCTAGCAATCTCGTTGCCAGTGTCAACCCCCCCCCGCCGCAAATTCCCCCTCCGGCCCGTACCCCGACGATGGGCCGGCCGTCAGCCGGCGGCAATCGGCGGCGATAACCGATTCCACCGCATACCCTTCCGGCGCATTGCTACAGCAGCCGCATCCCGCTCCGAGTAAGCTCAGGACCGTCTCGCCGATTTCCCCGTCCATCGTCGCCGGCGTTCCGGTATATTTCGATGCGCTGCGAGCCACGCCACACCAAAATCGACCATTCTCAAACTCTAGGGCCGGACAGGGCGCGCTGGCGAGCGGGAAAATCTCTTTTGCCAATTGACAGAGTTCGGCGGCGCAGCAGACGCCGCACCCATTACAGAGTTTGCCCATCGCCGGTTTCTCCGGTCCCGTCTCGCTCATCCGTCGCTTGCCAGCGACGGTGGCGGCGTCACAAACAACCTTCATTGCCTTACGGGTCGGTTGATCCATGATGTCACGATCCTTCCATAAATTCGTCCTCAATGCTTTCCAGGCCCATCGAATGGCGGATGAGGCGCTCAATCACGGCATTCAAGGGATCAGCGAAATCGAAATTATCGCGCTCGCGGCAATAGGCTGTTGTGATTTCACCCCGCCAATACGCGATTCTTTTCCGCTTGTTATCCTCGCGCTTTGCGGCGGCGACGCGCTCACGCTCCGCTCTGGCTTGCGGGGTGTCGGAGACAACAAAGTCTCCGTCTCCTTTCGCCAATCCGGTTCTTTGTAATCGGCGGACAACCTCACACGGAACCCACGCGATCTCCGTACTGTTCGTCCACCTGTAGCCATCGGTAAGATTGACAAACTCCAAGCTTTGGCCCCTAGCAAGCATCACCGCTGCCGATTGGCATAATTCGCGGAACTTCTCGTTCTTTTCGGCAGCGGCGAGAGATAGCTTGCGGGAACGAACCGCAGATTTCTTTGACATGCGGGAAGTATCCCACAAACAAATTTAATTGCAAGCGAAAAATTGCCGTTTTTGGTATTGACATCCCGACTTATTTGTGGTAGGCATAATCACATGGCTACAGCATCCACCAAAACCCCCCGCGAAATCCGGGGTAATCGAACGATTGAGGAGTTCGCAGTCGCCGCTGGGGTATCCAGCACAACCATCCGCGATTTTGAAAATTCCGTTCAGCGCGCCAACGTCGGCATCGCTACGGTTCGCGGCCTGTCCAGGGCATACGGCATCCCCGCATCTCGCGTCGTCGAGATTTTCTCGCCGGCCCCGGCGCGGCGCGAGGACGATCCGCTGAGAGGAAAATCGTTATGAGTAAGCTGAAACCAGTAAGGGCGTGGGCTGAGGTTTATAATGGAAAAATTGTCATGCGCCTGGATTGGTACGGAGACGGAACTCTTGCGATTCATCCTAGCAAAACACTCTGCGGAGGCATCGGTCGTCCCGTCGAGATACGGTTTCTGCCGCGCAAGGCAGCTAAGTCAAAACGGAGGTCGTAATGGTTCCCAAGAATTTATCGGTGCGCGTGCATCGGTGCGATTGCGGTCTTGTGTTGGACCGCGATGTCAACGCCGCTCGGAACATTTTGCGACGATCTTTAACACCGGGGCCGGGTAGCGGTCTCGTTATGGACGTGGAGCTTTCGACCTCTACATCGTCAATCGTTGACGGTGCAAGCCGATGCGTTGAAACGTCTTGTCCGAATTAGGACACTACCCGGATTCATGGGGCCGCAATGAGCATGTGCAAAGAAGGAAAACTAAGACGCCCAGTCATCGACTGGCTATGCTCGCTGGGGATGACGCCCGTGTTTGAAGTCTATCTGCGCCACGGAACATGCGATATTGTCGGCGTTCAATGGGGCGAGAGATTTGGAAGATCGGTTCCTGCTATGCTTCGTATTGTGGCGATTGAATTAAAGGTTTCCGATGTTGCGGGTGTTCTGAGACAGGCTGAGGCCAATCGCCCATACATTGGGGAATCCTATGCCGCGATGCCCAAATGGCGTACTCAAAAGATGCGTCAATCGACGCTACAATCATTCAAAGACGCTGGCGTTGGGCTGATATCCGTCACAGAAGAATCCTGTCGATGTTTGGTCATGCCGCTTGTCAATCTTGATGCCGACAGCCAAATGATGAAGCGGAAGCTATGGCGTCGCCGCGATCAATGGCCAAAAAGAATCGACAAAACCCATCAGCAGATGTTGCAGGAGCAAAAGCGGAAAAACGAACTGGCGGAACCAATATGAAAAAACCCAAAGGCTACCGCGCATTCGATGCCTTGGCCCGCGAACTGGCTCGGCAGGAACTTAACCCCGAACGGTGGGACGGACAGGAATAGAGGGAAACCATGCGACGAAAAAACAAAAAGTGGGATTGGTCGCTTTGGCTTAAATGCCTTGAGGAGTCGGAAATATCCGCTGCCGCGAAGCCCAGGCTGCCGCGAAGCCCAGGCTGCCGCGAAGCCCTCATCGAAATCGTGAGGGACATGCCGGAGGCGACCCAATGACTCCCGCCCAGCCCATTCCCACTCCAATTGATGCAGAACAGGCGCGGACGGAAC